CATCGACCCTTTGGGTTCGAACTTGCAGCCCAAGGACAAGCGCGATCTGCTCGTTCTCTGGAACAAGAAAGCTGGTGCCGAAGAGTCGCAGGCCGACGCCTGGGAGCGCGCCGGCGGCACCGTCATCGTGGTCGAGAACGGCTACTTGCAGAAGGTCGACAAAACCTACTACGCCATCAGCGTGCACGGCCACAACGGCTCAGGATGGTTTCCGGTCGGCGGCGAAGACCGCTTCAGCAAGCTCGGGTTCGAGTTGAAGCCGTGGCGTAGCGATAACGCGCCTGGGTACGAATTGGTGTGTGGGCAACGGGGCATCGGGTCGAAGCTGATGGCCAGCCCGCCGCAATGGGCGGAGAGGTGCGCGGCTGAACTTCGTCAAAAAGGGTTCGTCGCTATCACCCGCCCGCACTCCGGAAACTTCGCCGCGAAGACACCACTGGAACGTGACCTTGCAGGGGCTCGCACATGCCACATCTGGTCGAGCGGTGCTGGCGTCTTCGCTCTGGTCGAGGGTATCCCCACTCTACATTTCGCCCCCCGTTGGATTTGCGCTGCGGCTTCACGAGAACCGGCGCTGCGCAGCCTTGCCCTTAACCGTATGGCCCACGGTCAATGGCACCACGAAGAGATCGCCGCTGGCGAACCCTTCGCACGCATCCTCGCTGACTTGGGGAACGCGACGTGGCCCTGATCGCCTGTCCTGTTCACGGTAAGCAGAAGTCCGCCGACATCTGCGCGGCCTTCATCGCCGGTGCTCCGCGCTCCGTATTCGGTTTCGTGTTCTTCGGTGTTGACGAGTCGAACATGCGCAACTGGCGGATCGCACGGGATTCGGGTGAGCCTTGGTGGTACCTCGACAACAGCTACTTCGACTGCGTGCGCGGCAAGCAGTTTCGCGCCACGAAGAACGACCTTCAGTTTCGTGGCGCGCGCCATACCCAATCCACCGGCGATCGCTTCGATGCTCTTGGCTTGCGTGTGCAGCCTTGGCATAACAACCCCGAAGGACACTGGCTCGTGTGCCCCCAGTCGGACTGGTTCATGCGCCACTTGTCGGGCGCCCCTGACTGGTTCTCGTGGGTGAAACCGATCGAAGGTGAGATTCGGGTACGGCCGTGGCTTCGCGACAAGCTCAAGCGCCAGGCCACCTTGGTCGAAGACCTCAAAGGAGCGAGGTGTCTCATCACGCACTCGTCTGCCGCCGCGGTAGGAGCGCTGCTCGAGGGTATCCCCATCCACGTGTCCGACGCATCGGCCGTCAGTCGGGTGGGTTTCGAGTCAGATCGCTTGCCAGTGATGCAGGCACTCGCCGACAATCAGTTCACACTCAAAGAAATGAAGGATGGAACAGCATGGCGAATGCTCAACCCGTGAGAGGCTGGTTCGATACCCCAGGGCGCCTCGGTGACCGCACTCTTGAAAATCAACTCAAGGGGCTTGATTGGCTGCTCGAAAACTGCTCGGGCCGCACGGTGCTCGACATCGGTTGCGCCGAGGGGCTCATCAGCATCGAACTCGCGAAAAGCGGTGCATTGGCTGTGCATGGCATCGAGATCGTGCCCGAGCACGTCGAGGTGGGCAACAGACTGCGGGGTGATCTGCCAGTGATCCTTGAGCATGCCGATGCGAATACCTGGCGCCCTGTCCGCAAATACGACATCGTGATCGCGTTGGCGTCACTGCACAAGCTCAAGAATCCGACTGAGGCCTGTGCGGCGTTTGCGGCGGCGGCGAGCAAGATGGTGGTGCTGCGCCTGCCACCCGAGCATGCCCCGACGATCATCGACGATCGCTCGGGCCGCAACCCCCACTACATCGGCAAGACGATGGAGCGCGCGGGGTTCGATCTACTCACGTCGAACTACGACGGGCACTTCGGTGAGTGGGTGGGCACATGGTTACGCCGGTGAACTTCGACGTTCCCAAGGCCTACCGCGAGATGGCGGCGGGCGGCGCGCAGTTCCGTGGGCTCACACTCTTGAACTACGTTGACCAGATCTCGGGTCTGTTGCGCATCTATGGATGCGTGGACATGCTCGACTACGGCTGCGGTGCGGGGGATGGTTACCGCGAGCCTCATCGGCTTGCTGAAAAGTTGGGTGTCGTAGCCACACTCTACGACCCGAGTTTCCCCGAGTTCGACAAACTGCCCGACGGGTCGTTCGACGCAGTGATCTGCTCCGACGTGCTCGAGCACATCTACGAGGATGAAGTCGACAACTTCATCGCCACCCTCTTCTCCTACGCCGACAAACTGGTGTGGGCGTCGGTGTGTTGCCGGCCCGCGAAGAAAAACTTCTACGGTACGCAGATCAACCTGCACCTCACCATCCGCCCGATCGAGTGGTGGGCGGCCAAGTTCACCGAACACGCGCCGGCCGGTGTCGCGTGGGATCTCGTGGAGGCACCGTAGTGGGCGTCGGAGATATTCTCATGTCGATGGGCGAAGCCAAACGTCTGCACAAGCAGACCCGTCAGCACGTACTCATCCTGCGTGCTGATGGCATGCCCGTGCGCTCCGACCTGTTCGCGGGTATCCCGTACCTCGCCGATCGGCGCACTGCGCTCTTGCCTTACGTGCGCTACGTCAACGGCCCTGGTGCGCGACCCTACATCGCACAGAAGGGCCCGCAGCAGTGGAAGTGGAAGGCCTACAAGCCGGTGCCAGCCGAGATCGTGTTCACGCGCGATGAACTCGACTTCGCCGAGCCGTTCCGCGGCATGGTGATGGTCGAGCCCAACACCAAGTCTGTGGGGCACACCAACAAGGACTGGGGTCCGATCTCGTGGCAGCAACTCGACAGTGCGCTGCATGCTGCGAAGATCGAGACGATGCAGTGCGGCCCCGCCGGCACGCGCTGGCTTATGCACACCAGAGGCGTCGTCACCGACACCTTCCGCAAGGCCTGCGCCGTGCTGTCGGTGTGCCGCGCCTACGTCGGGCCCGAGGGAGGCTTGCATCACGCTGCGGCGGCTGTGGGCGTGCCAGCGGTCGTCATCTTCGGCGGCTTCATCGCTCCTGAGGTGACAGGCTACCCAGCCCACCGCAATCTGTTCACCGGCACCGAGCTTGGTTGTGGCATGCGCACTGACTGCGCACATTGCCGCGCAGCGATGGTGAAGATCACGCCGGCCGAAGTGCTGGCTCATTTGAAGGAGATTTTGAAGTGAATGTCTACGACGTGAGCGTTGAAAAGGGCATAGGTCTTGACGAGGTTTTTTGCCGGATCAGTGTCCGCACAGCCAGGTCGAGGGGGGAAGAATACACACCACTCGCGCGGTTGACTACGTGCACTTTCAAACTTGAAGAACCCGCGGCGATGCTTGCAAAAGCCTTTCGTGAACTCGCTGACCATTTGGAGAAACTCAAATGAAACTTTCACATGGTTGGTGGTTCCCCGACCACGAGATGCACCTGCAAGGGTGGATGGCGCATCCGAAGAACGCACTGAAGCTCAACGGTCGCCAGGCGTACCAAGGGAAAAAACAGGTCGCCGCACTGCGCCCCTGCAAGCAGCACCGCGTCGCCATCGATGTCGGCGCGCACGTCGGCCTGTGGAGCTACAACCTCGCGCACGAGTTCGCGACAGTGTTCGCCTTCGAGCCCGTTGCCGAGCACCGCGCGTGCTTCGAGAAGAATCTGCAAGGTGTCGGGCAGCATGTACACCTGAAGGCGATGGCTCTCGGCGCCATCGAGGGCTCGGTGTCGATTGCGTCCGAGCAAGGCAGCAGTGGCAACAGCACGGTGTCGGGCAAGGGCGAGATCCCGATGCACACGCTCGACGCGCTCGGCCTGCAAGACGTGGACTTCATCAAGATCGACGTCGAGGGCTACGAAGAGAACGTGCTTCGTGGCGGTGAAGCCACCATCGCGATGTTCAAGCCCGTCATCATCGTCGAGCAGAAGCGCGACATGAGCACGCGGTTCGGGCTCAAAACCCTCGGTGCCGTCGACTTCCTGCGCACCCTCGGATACAAGATCGTGGAAGAGATCAGTGGCGACTACATCATGGTGGCATCGTGAGGGTCTTCATCGGCCACGACACACGTGAAGAAGAAGCCGCGGCCGTAGCGGCGAAAACTTTGCGTGAAGTCACCAACGGCGAGATCACCCCCGAGTTCCTGTTCATCAGCAAACTCGTCGCGCAAGGTCTGTTGGCCCGCACCATCGACCAACGTGGGGGCCAGGACTACGACCTCGTGAGCAACGCGCCGCAGTCGACGCGATTCGCGATCTCGCGGTTCCTCGTGCCCATCATTTGCCAGAACGGCCCCGCGCTGTTCGTCGACGCTGATGTGGTGTTTCGTGAAGACCCTCGGAACATGCTCGTCGAACACGAAGGCAGACTCGGGGCTGTGGCGGTCGTGAAGCACGACCCGAAAGTCTGCAATCCGCTCAACCCGTACAAGATGGTCAACCAGCAGCAGACTGCGTATCTTCGCAAGAACTGGTCGAGCGTCATGCTGTTCAACTGCGACCATCCCTCCAATCGACGCCTGTCGCTGCGCGACGTCAACGAACGGCCAGGCCGTGACCTGCACGCCTTCTACTGGCTCGCGGACGACGAGATCGGTGAACTTGAGGCTCGTTGGAACTGGCTCGTGAACGTCGAGCCCGAACAGCCACGGGGCATCGCGCACTTCACGCTCGGCGGGCCGTGGATCCCGGGGTGGGTGTCAGCACCCCATGATGACATCTGGTTGGGGGCTGCGAAGTGACCCCCGTCATCGATACCTCGCGGCCGCGCGGCCTGCGCGAACCCCGCAAGGGGTACTTCACCTATGACGCCCCCAACGGCCAGAACATCGCCATCGGGCGCGTGCCGGCCGCTGTGGCGCGCGCCGAAGCGGAAGCCGCCAACGCCCACTACGCCACCCCGCGCCTGCTGGCGAGGCTCACGGGTGCCGCGAATACCGTCGAGATGCTGCTGGCCAAGATGCCGGTGCCGACGAACCCGAACACGGCCAAGCAGCGCCGCGCGCAGGACAAGATCGTTCGTGAAGCCCTCGGGTCGATTCGTTGCGCCGAACTCACGGTCGCCGACTGCGCCGCGGTGGTCGAGGGCATCGCCGAAGCGGGCAAGGCGCGCATGGCCGAAGCGGTGCGCAGCCATCTCGTCGCCGTGTGTCGACGCGGCATGCAACTCGGGTGGATGCCAGGCAATCCCGCCGAGGTGACGCGCCGTCCGAAGGTCGAGGTCAAGCGCGGCCGGCTGACGCTCGAGATGTTCAACGCGATCTACGATGCAGCGGGCCACGTCGCGCCGTGGCTCCGACTGGCGATGCAACTCGCGATCGTCACCGGCGCCGATCGCGCGTCGATTTCCCGTTTCGACACGATCAGCGTGGGCGCCGGGTATCTGACCTTCCAGCGGCCGAAGACACTTCGGTGGATCAAGATCCCCCTGCGCCTGCAACTCAAGGCCCTGGGGTGGTCACTGGGGGCCATCGTCGACACCCGTCTCGACGCAGCGTCGAAGTACCTGGTCCACCATGTCGATACCGTTGGCTACGTGCGGCCAGGCGATCGCGTGCACGTCGACACGATCAGCGCCGCATTCACCCAGGCGC